GTTGACGATAATGATTTGATTGGAACTGAGGCTTTAGCCGCACTTTCAACAGCTCAAGCTCGTTCAATTGTTGGTTATGTTGGTAAAAAAAGATATGTTAAATTATCTTTAGTTTCAACCGTAGTAACTTCTGGCTTAACAGCTGGAGCGACTGCAATTCTTGGAAATGCTCGTAGCAATCCAGTTGCATAGTTAATTAGAGGGGCGTAAAAACCCCTCTTTTTTAAATTAAATTTATACTATATGTTAATAAAAGTATTAAAAACTACCAAAGGTGCAAAAAATAAAAATGGTATTGAATGCCAAGAATATTTAGCTAATCAAACTTATGAAATGTTTGATGAATTAGCGGAAGTGTTTATATCAAATGGCTGGGGAGTTAAAGCAATTGATAATCTCGAAGAAGATAAAATTGAAATTCAAGAGGAAAAAGCTTTAGATATTTTAGAAAATAAAGCAATTGATAATCTCGAAAATAAATCTATTAAAACAAAAAAAGGTAAATAATTATGTCAAATGTATCAAACTATTTTAAACAACCCGCTTCTAACTCAACAGATAATGAATTAATTGTTGGTGGAACTCTTAAAACTGAAAACGGACAATCATTAAAGAAAGTTTTTCTTAACACTTATATCGGCGATATCTCAACTGCTGGTCAAATTTATGTAGTGTCTCCAGTTGCTGGAAAAATTACTAAAATTTACTCAGTAATTAATGGTGCAATCACTGGTGCAAATGCTATTCTTACTCCAAAAATTGCAGGAACTGCTATAACTGGCGGTGCAATTACTATAGCTTTCTCAGGTTCTGCAGAAGGCGATGTTGATTCATCAACTCCAACCGCTTTAAATGAGATAACAGCTGGAAGTGCCATTGAAATTGAAACCGATGGTGGCTCAACTGGAACGGTTAAAACAGTTTTAACAATTGAAATTACTTTAAGCTAATGAGTATATCAGATCTTCAATCAAATCTTTGCTTTGAAGCAAATGCAACTATTGCGGTAGGACAAACAAAATCTAACGCAATTGATTTATATGGAACTTCAATAGTCGGGTTTATAACTGACGCAAATTTAACAGGCACTGCCTTAACATTTGAAGGAAGTGACACTCTTACTGGAACTTATGTGGCAATTCATAATAACAGCGGTGCAATTAGTCGAACCGTAGGAACTTCTAAATATTATCTTGAATCTTCGGTTGATACTTTTAAGGGCTTAAGATTCTTAAAGGTTGTTTCTGGAACTATTCAAGCGACAAACCCCGCCATTATTAAAATTGTTACTAGACCATAATTAACAATGCTAGCCAAGTAAAATTGGCTAGTGTTTAAATAAAATATCATGACAGCATCGCCAATAAATTATATACTAACAACCGACGCAACAAGTGAAGTTATAACTTTAGCCGAGATTAAAACTTTTTTAAAAGTTGACGGCACTGATTACGATAGTATTTTAACGCCTTTTATCAAAGTCTCTCGGCAAATTGGAGAAAAAATAACGGGGCGTGATTTTGTTGAAAAAGAATATAAAACATTTCTAGATTCCTTTCCTTATTGTCACGGAATAGAAATTAGAAAAAGTAAATTAAAATCGATTACTTCAATTCAATATTACGATGTTAATAATGCTCTTCAAACATTAAGTTCAAGCGATTATTATTTTACTAATGATGCAGATTATTCATCAATCTATATTAATAACGATAAAACATTTCCAACAACTTACGAGAGAAAGCAAGCGGTTATAATTACTTTTAAAGTTGATTATCCAAGCTTTCCCGCAACATTAAAACAAGCAATGCTTAGTGTTTGTGCTTATCTATATGAGAATGCTGGAGATTGCGTAAACGAAAATAATTCACAATTTAAATCTTTGTTTTTTCCATATATTGTATCACAAAAATTTATTATATGAAATGTCAATCAATCAAAAGAACTGTAAATAAAGTTTGCATTGGCGATTTTAATCACAAAATTAAAATACAAACAACATCAATCACTCCAAACAACGCACCTAACGGACTTTCTAGCGTAGCATTTGCAACTGTTGCGGAAGTTTGGGCAATGATTAAAACAAACGCATCAAGAGAGTTTATTGACGGCGTAAATATTGAGAATGGTTTAAACACTGATTTTTATGTTCGCTATAATACTGCAATTCCTTTAGATAAACAACTTTGGATAGAATATAAAAGTAATTTATATAAAATAACCAATACCGATAATATCGATAAAATGGATAATATAGTCCGCTTAAGAAGCACAGAGAAGGGCGATAAAACAATCAATGCTAATAAACGATGATTAAAGTAAAAGCTGGCTCAAGCAACGAAAAAACAATGAAGTTTTTATATGAATTACCTGTTGAAATAACTAAAGCAATTCGCCAAGGTTTTTTCACATCAGGAAAAGAATTAGTCAAAGATTTAAACAAAGACATGAAAGCACCTAAAAGCGGTAGAGCTTATAAAGTTTATCGAGGAAAAAGAGGTGGCAAATTAAAAAAGCCAAGAATACATGTTGCTTCAGCTCCAAGCGAAACGCCCGCAATCAATACTGGTAAATTTAAAAAGTCAGTTGAATTTGCGGTCAGAGGGAATAGGACTCTTGAGTTTGGTGCAAATCAATCAGCTCCAGAATATGCTGAATTTTTAGAGAAAGGAACTTCTAAAATGGAAGCAAGGGAGCCTTTTAAACGAACAGTTTTGAAACTAAAAGATAAAATTAAATCAAATATTGATATTCAATTAAAAAAAGCATTAAAGGGTAAGAAATGAAAGGGGTTTACATAGTTAATAGATTAAAAGAAATATTACCAAAATATACTGATGACTTCTCAACGATTCTTAATGTTTCTACTTTAACTAGAAGCGGGACAACTATCACCTGCACAACCGCAACGGCTCACGGATTATCAAATAATGATTATGTAACAATTCGAGGTGCAAAAAAACCAATTGCTCTAAGTTCAATTACTTTTTCAAATGGAATAGCAACGGCAACAGCGTCAACAGACCATGAATTAAGCGACCCGTCTTTATATTCGCCCGCTAATTTGCCTTTGTATGTTGAGATAGCTGGAGCAAGCGGATATAATGGCGTAAAAGAATTAGTAAGCGTGCCAACAAATTTAACATTTACTTTTAAAGTTTCTGGTAGCCCCTCAACAGTTGCTGGAGGCTTTTTATTAGCGGAAGATCAAGACGGTTATAATGGCTATAAACAAATAACATTAATTAATTCAACATCCTTTTCTTATCAAACAACTGGCACAATGCAATCGCCAGCACAAGGAACAATTCAAGTAAGTTGCTTAACTAGAATTGACCACGCACCAACTCCAGCAAGAATACAACAATATTATTCAACAAACTCAAATAATGTTTCGCAAGTGTGGGCGTATGTTGTTCTAAGTCAAAACCAATCTTTTAAGGACGATACAATTGTAGGCGACTCAGCTTCATCAAATAAAAAAAATGAGTCTTATTGGAATTTGTCAATGCAACAATTTAACATTTATGTTGTAATACCATCTACAGATTCAACTCTCGGCGGTAATAAACAAGACCAAGCAAAAACTTATTTAAAACCACTCTTAAAATGCTTGGCAAATTATATTTTTGTAAGTGATTTAGTAGAAGAAGAAACTCAGCCATGTCAATTTATTGGCGATGATGCAGATGATTATATCGAGGCTAGATATACTCACAGATTTGATTTCGCCGTTCCAAGTATTATACAAACCTTTGATACGGCTGATTTTAACAATGGAACTCCACTAAAAATAATCGACGGAACATTTAGCGGAAATAATCTTGAATTTTATGTTAACACTAGAAATTAATCATGGTTTTTCCCGTTGATTTAAATTGAATTTTTAACATGATTGCAACATTAAATTAAATTTTATTTTATGAAATTAAAAATAAATCAAGATATTAAAACGCCAAATGGCAAAGTCTTTAAAGATTCAATTATTGAAATTGATGAATTAGATGGAGAGCCAGCTTCAAATTTTTGGCGCAATAGATTAAAAGATTCAGCAATTGATAATTGCGTTGAAATTGTATCAACTCAAAAAAAGGTAAATAAATAATGGGTGCATCATTTCCAAATATAACTTCAAACATTAATTCGGCTTTAACCGCTAAAAATGCGGGTGAGCGTTCAATTTTGCTAGTCGGTTGTATGATTAGCGGAACTGCTTCTAGCGGTCAATTAAAAGAAGGAATTATTTCTAAAAAAGAATTTAATGATTTCTTTGGAGCTAAATCACAAATTGCAAAAGCTGGGAGAGCTATGATTGATGCTCTTTCAGTTTCTAAAATTAAACCTAAAATTAGTGCTATTGGCTTAACTGATAACGCTTCAGGCGTTGCATCAACAGGAACAATTGCGTTTAGTGGAACAGCTACCGAATCAGGAACCTTAACAGTTTATATTGACTCAATTAGAAATGGTAAATATGAACTAGCCGTTGCCAGTGGTGCAACCGCAACTTCAATAGGTGGTAATTTAGAAACTTTAATTACTGCTAACACCTATTCTCCAGTATCAGCCGTAAATACAACTGGTTCAGTTGCTTTGACTGCTTTAAATGATGGAACTCAAGGAAACACAATCGGAATTAAAATAGTTGGCTCAGTTGCTGGAATTTCTACTACACTTACAGCAATGGCAAGTGGAGCAACAAACCCAGTTTTAACATCTTTATTTGACCCAGTTGCCGACAAAAGATATACATCTATTGTTTACCCTGCTGAGTGGGGAACTTCAACGCTAACTGCATTTACAGAAGCAAGATTTAATGTTGATAATAAAATTATTGATGGCGTTGGTATTGTTTCTAAAGCTGATACTTATGCAAATACTAATACCGCAGGCGATGCTTTAAATCAGAAAACACTTGCTTACGCAGGGATACCATTAATAGCAACCTCAACTCATAAAGGCGGAGCTATTTTTGAAAGCCCGATTGTTATAGCTTCTTATGTAGCTTGCTTAAGAGAATTAAGATTAACAGAGGGTGCAAATGTATCATCAATTACAACTAACGGTCAATCAATTGGCGGTAGTTTTTTTGGTGGAATACCTTATCACAATACTCCATTTAATTTGCTTCCGATCATTGAAACTGGTCATGATTTTTCAGATACAGAATGCACTGAATTAGAAAGTAGCGGAATTTGGTTGTTAAGAAATAATCCTTCTAATACAACTATTATCTCTAATGAAGCGGTTACCACTTACAAAACCGATGCATTAGGACAAATTGACAAGACTTTTAAATATTTGAATTATGTCGATACATTAACTATTGTGCGTGATTATGTTTTCCAAAATCTAAAAGCTGATTTCTCACAACATATTTTAACAACTGGACAATTAATCGCTGGTAGACCAATGGTCAATCGTGAAGGCTTTATTGCAAGAATGATGGGCTATTATGGAGCTTTATCAGGTTATAAAACTGGCAATAATAATTATGTGTTATTAAGAGCTGGTAGCGAAGAAGCTAACGCCTTTAAAAAAGCTTTAGAAGATTCAATTGTGATTACTTTAGTTGATGGAAAAATATCAGCAGAATCAATCGCAAACATTGTTACACAAGTTAGACAACTTATTGTTAATTTCACTCCAACCTTTGAATAATTATGGCAATTCTAGATTACGGCAATTTATCAATTAATGGAACTGTTATCTCTTACGAGGGAGCTGTTATAATTGAAGCGGGTTCAAAAAAGCGTATCGTAAACCCACAAATTAATGGTGGCAAAATAATTACTACCGATATTACAACCAATGTAAGTAAAATCACGGTTAAAGTAAGAGTTACGCCAGAAAGTAATGCACAGTTTGACGCTTTCTTTAACAATGGAGACAATAATACTATTTCTTTTAGAGACCAAAACTTTTCAGGTTGTTTATTAGAAATACTTCCAGAGCGTGAAGATTTATCAACTGTTGACTATGTATTTTTAGGCGACCCAGCAATTTAGTTTTATGGACAATATTATTTTTGATTTACAAACTCCATTAAAAGTTCAAGCCAATGTAGATGGCAAGAATGTTTTTAATGAATTAGATAAAATTTATTTAAAAGCTCCAACTTACAAAGATAAGGATAAAACTCTCGTATTAAAGAAAAAGTTTATCGAAGCAATCTTTGCTATGACCGCAACAATTCAAAAGCAAGACGCTCAAGAACAAATAGGTGATGGCAAACTTGATTCAAAAGCAATTAAAGCTATTTTATTCGCTTCTAAAGATTTTGATATTGTTGCATATTTTAAACATTTTGAAAGCCTTTTAATTAATGTAGCTTTTAAAGATGAAGACACAAAACAACCTTTAATTATTAGTGAAATCCAAAAGATTAATGAATCAGATTTTGAGGAGCTATTGGCTAAATATATAGAGGTTTTTTTTATTGTTTCTTGGATGAAGACTCTAAACTAGAAACAATTATTTGCAACCTTGCATATTTCTATAAAGGGTCAGCAAGTATGGATTGGTTAGAATCGCAACCAATACCAAAACTTTTAAGATTACAAAAAGAGGCAGAAAAAATTAATAAACAACTAGAAAAAAATGTTTAAAATATCTTACATATACGATTTAGTTGATAACATAAGCCCTCAATTAAAGAAGATACAATCCAACTTACAGCAAGTAAATAATAAAGTTGCACAAACTGCTCAATCAATGGCAACCTCTTTTAATAAAATTGGTGATTTA